GAAGTTAAGGTACCAAAATGCTTGCGATTCACTGTTTCGTGAGTCAGTAACCCCCAAGGATGCAATTGTTGGTAGTTTTGTTAAGGTAGAGAAAATAAATTTTAGTGCTAAAGTAGATCCATGTCCTAGGGTCATACAACCAAGAAGCTTTAGGTATTCTGCAGCTCTGGGTATGCAGATTAAACACGTTGAGAAACCCTTGTTTAAATTGATTAATGATATTTTTGGGGGACCTACTGTGTTGAAGGGATATGATTGTGTTGAGAGTGCTAAACATTTACGTGGAATGTGGGATGAATTTTCCAACCCTGTTGGGGTTGGAATGGATGCAAGTCGGTTTGATCAACATTGCTCAAAAGAAGCATTAAAATGGGAACATGATGTTTGGGCGAGTCTCTGTGCGGATTCAAAATACACGAGATACTTGTTGGATATGCAATTAGTGAACATTGGTAAGGCCTACCTAAACGATGGTGTAATTCGGTATAAAACCAATGGTTGCCGTATGTCAGGAGACATGAATACAAGCAGTGGTAATTGTTTGTTAATGTGCGCAATGGTTTATAATTATTGTGTCTCCCATGGCATAACACATTTTCGATTAGCCAATAACGGTGATGATTGCATGTTAATTATTGAGCGTAGAGATCTCGAAAAAACTCGACACGTACAGAACTGGTTCAGCAAGTTGGGTTTTAACATGAAAGTTGAGAAGCCCGTGCACGAATTTGAAGAGGTTAGCTTTTGTCAAACTCAACCCTGTTGGGATGGCATTGGTTGGCGAATGGTGCGGGATCCTAGAGTGGCGTTAAGCAAAGACCTAACAAGTACATTACATCTAGACAATGAACGCACCAAGAAACTGTGGCTAAATGCCATGCATCATGGTGGAAAAGCTTTAACCGCCGGTATACCTGTCTACAGTTCCTTTTATGATATGTTTCCCACAACCGATTTGAAAATGGGTGTGAATGAGACAACCTTAGTTGATTTCCAACAGAGTGGATTTTCACGTATGATTCCAAAAGTCAACAGAGCGGGGGTGGTTACACCACAATCTCGATTTTCATTTTGGAAGGCTTTTGGAATTTTGCCAGATACTCAGGAATTGTTGGAAGGTAGGTTTAAGGCTATAAATTTATCCCAGTGTCCCACAATATCTCAACAGGAGTATAGCGAGTTGTCACTTCTGGTTGAAAACAAGTAACTACCTGGCCTGACCAGCCACTATAGA